TTTGGGGGTGACGGTTTAATTTATTTTAATCCAGATACTACAACAATACAAGTATCATAATGTCTAGTGTATCTACAATAAATAATATATCAATTGATAATATCTCAAAAATAGATAATGTAGCAATTTCTTCAATATCTGCAATTGATGGAATCTCAACACCTGCAGATAATCAATTAGCTCTTTTTGATTTTGAAGACCAAACAACCCAAGAAAGCCAAAATGCTATTTGGTCTCCTTCAAATACAGCTGCAAATTGGGTAAATGGAGTATCAGCTGTAACAGATGCAGAAGGCGCAACAGGTACAAATTGGGGAAAAACAGCAGGATTACAAGTTAGAGGATGGAATTGTGGACAAGATACTACTGGTTCAAGTGGTACTGGTCCTAATGGAGGTGTTAATCCTGCAGATGGAACTCATGATCAGAGTTCAGATGGAGATAGATATATTTATTGTGAAGCTACAACAGGTACAGGAGGTGTTGGGAGTAGTTTAACTGCAGCTAACAGAACTTGGGTTACAAGAACACGAGGTTATAATTTTTCTACTACAATGAGTAATACTTCACTTAATTTAAATTTAAAATTTTGGTTACATGCTTTTGGAAGTCAAATAGGAGACTTATTTATATACATTGACACAAATACTGCTTCAAACCACTCAACCGCAACTTTAATTCAAAGTTACACATCATTTTCAGGTTTTAGCGCTAATTCATCAGTATGGCAACAACAAACAGTAAGTTTAAATAGTTATAGAGCTGTAGATGCTACTCATTATATTTATTTTGTATATGAAGGAGCAACAGGTTTTAGAGCAGATTTAGCGGTAGATCATGTTGAATTAAGAGAAACTAGTTAATATGGAAAAAGTATTTTATATTCATGATAAATGTAAAGGTGAAATGTTAAAAGGTACTTATAAATGTACTACAAAAGACTATGAAGTACAAGATAATGAAGGTAATTTAGTTTTTACTAAAATAAGTAATCATGAAATACCAGAAAATGATGAAGAAATTAATACTACTGCAAACATTGTATATTGTACTTCTTGTAGTTATGCAGTAGAAACAGATACTATAAATTATGATGTAGAAATTACAGGTTCGTCACCAGATAATAATATAAATTACCGTATACGATATATAAAATAAAATAATATGCCAACAATAGATTTATTTAGAACAGACGGTGTTTCATCAACGGGTACTGTTATATCTGGTCAAAATATAAACGCAGATGACGGTAGTTTAGCTGTATTTGCTATAGGATCATCTACAACTTTTAATATAGATGATTTAAGTTCTACTAGTGAAGGAGATTTAACTAATGTAATTGGTACTATTGATAAAGTACAACTATCAGCTGAAGGAGTTGGGCAAGATAGTAGTACTAATGTTTTCGTTTCTGCAGGATTAGAAAAACCCGATGGTTCTAATTTTAATGGATATAGAGTAAGTTCTTTACCTATATTTGGTGACGATCCAGATAATCCTACCTCAATGGTTTTTAATGCTACAACCACTAGTGATGGAACTAATCCTTTTACTATAAGTGATCTTAATGATGCTAGAATATTTTTTTCACCTGCAGTAAGATTAAGTGGTACATCTAGTTTTATAGGAATAGATTTTGTTAAATTAACAGTAACTTACACTGAAAAAGAAGCTGATCCCGTTCCTGATAGAAATTTAAAGTTTTTTAGATTAAATGGGGGTAATTTAAAAATAAAAGGAGGTAATTTAAAAATCTAAATAAAATATGGCTATAAAAATTAAACATATAGATCCTAAAATAACAGATTTTAGCCCTAATGATATTATTATTAATATTAAAACAGGAGACATATTTTATAAATCAGAAAAAGCTTTATTTAAATTAAAAGGAGATAATTTAAATACTCTTACTGATACTATTAGTTTTAATGCTAATATATCTGCATCTAAAGGTTTTTTTACGGGTCCTACTTTAGGAGATATGGTAATAGGATCTCAAAATAGTGATGCTTTTGAAGTTGGAGGAAAAACAATAGAAGTTAAAGGTTCTGTAGAACCTACACTTTCTTCAGAACCCCAGTATGATTTAGGTAGCCTTGAAAGACCTTGGAGAGATATATTTGTAAGTGAAGGTTCTTTTAAATTTGTAAAAAAAGATAAGGGTATAGGGTTTTCTAAAATTGGAACTACATTTATAGTAGGAGATTATAAATTTGAAAATACAAAAACATTTTCAACTTTTAATAAAAAAAATGTTGATGATTTAAAAGAAGGAAAATCAATTTCAGGTTCAGGAGATTTACGAGTTACAGGTAAAGCAAGAATTGAGAATCAATTATTAGTAAATTCAGGAATTAATTTACTAGCCGGTGGTATAACTGGATCTATAGATGGTGGGTCTTTTTAATTACTATATATGTATATAAAAATATAAGTTATGGCTATAAAACAAAAAGCACCTTCACATCAAGAAATAAAAACATCTCCACAATCATTTTCTCAACAAGAACTTGAAGAAATAAAAAATTTAAGAGATAAACTTAATACTTTATCTTTTCAATTTGGTCAACTACATATTCAAAAACTTAAATTAGAAGAACAAGAAAATAATTTTAAAGAACAATTAAAATCTTTAGAAAAACAAGAATCTATTTTAGCTAAAAAACTAACTAATAAATACGGTAAAGGAAGTATTGATTTAGAAACAGGAACTTTTACCCCTATAAATTAGTTTTATAATATTTTTTTATATTTATTAGTAGTTAAGTTTTATACTTAATTATTTATTTTAGGTTGGTTTACAGTCTTTTTTCATATTTATATGGGAACAACCAACAGATATAACTTTATAAAAATATAATATAAGATGGCAGAACAAATAATCTCACCAGGTGTTTTTACAAGAGAAAATGATTTATCCTTTTTACCCGCAGGAGTTCAAGCAATTGGTGCCGCAGTAATAGGACCTACAATAAAAGGACCTGCATTTATACCTACAGTAATAAGAAGTTTTTCAGAATATGAAAGACTATTTGGATCTTTAAGTGAAAAAACATTTGTACCACAAACAGTTAGAGAATACTTAAGAAATGCAGGATCAGTAACTGTATGTAGAGTATTAGCAGGAGGAGGATATAATTTTACATCAACAACTTCACCTGCTTATATAGTTGCAGGGAAAGCAGGAGTTGGAGGTTCGGCAATTGAAGAAGGATTTGCAGTTGATGCATATCTTCCAGCTTCAGCATCTTTAATTGCTACTATTTTTAGATCTAAAAATACATCAGATACAGATTTAGGTCAATCTAGAATTGAATCTGGATCTCTTTTAACTGGTAGTCTTGCTAGTGGACCTTTTAACATAATTTTAAGTGGTTCTGATAGTAACCCATCTGCTACTCCTATTTCAGCATCTTTTGTTCCATCTAGAACAGATTATTTACCTAATAGATTAGGTTTTACTCCTGATAATAGTAAAGATAGTGTTAATACATTTGGTGGTGATCCAGGGTATATTTACTTAAATTTTAAAAATTTACAACAATCAATGCAAAATGGAACTGTTGCATCAACACCTATGGTTCCTTATAGTGGATCTGCTGGTTATTCTTTATTAGGAAATGATGCTATTATAACAGTAGCAAAAGCTACTTCTACTCATAATTACACAGGTAGTGCAGGAGAAGAAGGTTATCAGTCAGCTGCTACTCCTTTTATTACATCTCAATTATTAGGAGAACCTGTAAGTAATCTTCCTGCAGAAAAAACAGTAAAAAATTTATTTAAATTTCATACATTAGCTCATGGTACTACTTGTAATACAGATTATAAAGTTTCAGTTCAAAATTTAAGAGAAGTTAATGATATTGATGGTGAAGAACAATATTCAACATTTTCTATAATCATAAGAAAATATAATGATACAGATAAAAATCCTATTATTTTAGAAACATATAATAACTTAAATTTAAATCCTGATTCTCCTAATTATATAGCAAGAAGAATTGGAGACAGATATCCTCAGTATAATGATACTTTAGGTAAAGTAGAAATGTTAGGTAATTATTCTAATATTTCTAATTTAGTAAGAGTAGAAATGGATGCAGCTGTAGATGCTAAAGCAACTTCACCTAAATTAATGCCAAAAGGATTTGCTCCTTTAACAGATCCTATTCCTACTTCAGGAGGAAAACTTGTAAATGTACAAAATTTTAATATAGGAAGTAATTTACATTTATTATTCCCTTCTTGTAGTTATGAAGTAACTCAATCATTAGGTTCAAGTAATGTATATAGTTCTAAAGGATATTTAGGATGGAAATTTCAAGAAAAACAATCAGATAATAACAATTGGATAAAACCAATACCTTCTACAGATGCAGGAACTAATATTGCAGGTAGATTTAATGTAGATAGTGGATTTGGTCATGCAGATTCGAGTTTATATACATTATCTTTAAGTGCATCTATTGATGTAACTGGAACAAACGGACCAGCACCTAGCCAACTTAAATTTTCAGTTCCTTTTCAAGGAGGTAATGATGGTATAGCACCACATACTCCTATATTTACAGGGGCTGAAAGTAGTGTACATGGCAATTATAGTAATGGTGATAATTTATATGGATTTGATTTAAGTGAAACAGGTAAAGCAGGATTTAAAGGATATAAAAAAGCAATAGATATTCTTTCAAATCAAGATGAATATGATATTAATATGTTATCTTTACCAGGTGTTATTCATCAAATACATCCACTAGTTACAAATGCAGGTATTGATATGGTAGAAGAAAGAGGAGATGCATTTTTTGTAATGGATTTATCTGTAAAAGATTCATCAGTAAATCAAGCAGTAAATCAAGTAAGTGGTTTAGACACCAACTATGCTGCTGTTTATTATCCATGGGTTAAAGTACTTGATACTTCAATAAATAAACCAGTATTTGTACCACCATCGGTAATTGTACCAGGAGCAATAGCAGCTTCAGACAGAATAGGAGCTGAATGGTTCGCACCTGCAGGTTTAAATAGAGGTATTTTAGGTAATGTATTAGAAGCTAAAATAAGATTAAATCAAGCAGAAAGAGATGTATTATATGATAATAAAATTAATCCAATAGCAACATTCCCACAAACAGGAGTTTGTATTTGGGGTCAGAAAACATTACAAGAAAGACCAACAGCATTAGATAGAATTAATGTTAGAAGATTATTAATTAATCTTAAGAAATTTATTGCAAGTTCTTCTAGATTCTTAGTATTTGAACAAAACACTATAGATACAAGAGATAGATTCTTAAATATTGTAAACCCATATTTAGAAACAGTTCAACAACAACAAGGATTATTTGCATTTAGAGTTCAAATGGATGAAAGTAATAATACACCTAATGTAATAGATAGAAATCAATTAGTAGGAGCAATTTTCTTACAACCTGCTAAAACAGCTGAATTTATAGTACTAGACTTTAACGTGTTACCAACAGGAGCTACATTTGATGGAGGAGGTAGTACAGGTGCTGGAGGAGGCGGTGGCGGAGGCTACTAAAAAGTAAAAAAAATATATATTTATAACAGAATAAAATAAAAAAATAAAATGGCAATATTAAATTCAACTCAAATGTTCTTTACCGCTTTTGAACCTAAATTACAAAATAGGTTCTTAATGAACATTGATGGTATAGACGCTTATCTTATTAAAAAGATAGATAGACCTCAAATTTCATTTCAAGAAATAGTACTTGATCATATCAATACTAAAAGAAAAATTAAAGGTAAAGCTAATTGGGAAAACATTAGTTGTGAATTATATGACCCAGTAACACCATCAGGTGCACAAGCAGTAATGGAATGGGTTAGATTATCACATGAATCAGTAACAGGTAGAGATGGTTATTCAGATTTCTATAAAAAAGATATTAGAATTAAAACCTTAGGTCCTGTAGGTGATGTAGTTGAAGAATGGATCCTAAAAGGAGCATATTGTCAAAATGCTAACTTTGGTAGTATGGATTGGTCTTCATCTGAACCAGTTAATATAACTATGAACATAGTAATGGATTACGCTATATTAAATTTCTAAAAATGAAAAGTAAACAAATTAAATCAATTATAAAGGAAGCTATAAAGTCTTTAAAAAAACAAAAATTAAACGAGCAAAACGAATCTGGTGAAAACATAACAGACATAAATTTTACTAATTCCAGTAACTGTAATGGTCAACAATTTATGCCTAGTCAGGGGGGATCATCTAATAACCTAGGATTAGCTATGAATTCAGGAACATGGTATCAAGGAATGATACAGTATACTAATGAGAATAACTTAAATTTTACAGATATTGCTTTTGCAGCAGGATCGCAAAATGCGTTCGACACTGATGCTGCTAATGCATGTATACCTGGATTAGCTTTTGCAAATCAAGTAAATATGAGTGGTACTGGTGGTTCTACTTGGAGATTTACTTCACCTTTTAAATTAACCTTTACGGATGTTAATGCTGTTTCTGGTTATGTATTTCCTCATGCTATGGTTAATAGTTGGGAAGATATTGTTAATGCAGTAACTGGCCAAACTGAACTCCAATATACACCTTTAAATCCAGATGCAATACCAATACCATTAGGAGGTGAAGTTGAAGGATATTTAAGTGGTTTTCCATTAAGTGTATCAGAAGTTGGTAATCCATCTGATTTTGTTGCAAATTTAGTATATGGAGGTGTTCTTCCTCAGGGTCAAATGGTAGGCTTAATGCAGCGGGGAGTAGAAGAATGTAATTGTCCTTCACCAACAGAAAATTTTGCTGTTGACTGTTATAGCGAACAATATACATTAAACAGTGATATTCCAGGAGATGGAAATTCTTCAAACTTTTATTATACTACTGTTGGTATACAAAATGCACTTCAGGTCCCTGGTAGTACATATTTAACTCCAGAATTCTTAGATAATGAGTGTCCTAATGGAGCCGTAGATACTAGTAATTTTGGTTATATGGATTTATTTGGTAGCTATTTTCAAGGTACACCAAATCAATTTTATTGTGTTTGTTACAATGAAATAATGGATATTTTACAAGGTATTAATCGTCATTCATGTGGAGTAGATGGTGTATGTACACCAGATGAAGAGGGACCATTTTTATCATTAGAAGATTGTGCCGCATCAGGATGTGCTGTTGTTGAAGATGGAGAATTACTTTCTGATCCAGAAGACTTAAATTGTACTAATTTTGGTAGCTCACTATTTAGTGATGCTGATAGAGCAGTAGTTTGTTACGCATGTAGCCAAGGAAATATTCCTTCACAGTTAGCTCAATTATGTATGTGTTGTCCTTCACAAAAACCATCTGGTGTACCACCTATGGATGATAGAAAATTGAAAATGTCCTTAGATGCATTAGTAAAAAAAGTAGAAAATATGAAAAAAGGAGATATGATGAAAAGAGGAGATATGATGTCTAAAAAACCAACAAATATAAATCCTGTAAAAATGGCTCCTCAACAAAAAAGAATGATGAGAGAACAAGTAGAAAGAATGCAAAAATTAGCAGGAATTAAAAATAAAAAATAATTAATATTTTTATAAAATAAAGCGCCTTTTTGGCGCTTTTTTTATTTCTGCATATATGTATATCTGAACTAGTTTTAATAAATAACGTTATGGAAAAAAAACAAAACCAATTTCCCGCAGAGGAAGTTACCCTACCTTCAAAAGGTTTACTTTATCCTAAAGATTCTCCATTAAGAAAAGGAATTATTGAAATGAAATATATGACTGCCCGTGAGGAAGACATATTAACTAATCCTAACTTAATAGAAAATGGTACAGTAATAGATAAATTACTAGAATCACTCATAGTAACTCCCATAGACTATAACACATTACTAACAGGTGATAAAGATGCAGTTTTAATAGCTGCTCGTGTTTTAGGTTATGGTAACGAATATTCTTTTACATATAGAGGAGAAGAAATTACTATTGATTTAAATGATATTAAAGATAAACCATTAGATGAATCTTTAATAGTAGATGGTAAAAATGAATTTTCTTTTACATTACCTACATCTAAAAAAAATATAACATTTAAATTTTTAACTCATGGTGATGAACAAGCTATTGATAGAGAATTAAAAGGAGCTAAAAAAATTAATAAAAATGCTTCTAATGACTTAACCACTAGACTGAAACATATAATTACCTCAATAGATGGTGATTACGAGAAAAAAACTATTAGAGAATATGTAGATTCTGAGTTTTTAGCGAGAGATGCAAGAGAGTTAAGAAAATATATTAAAAAAATCCAGCCGAGTGTCGACTTATCATATGATTATGAAGACCAGAGAGGTAATATCACTACAATTGATATCCCTGTTGGTATTAACTTTTTTTGGCCTGACGCCACAGTATAGGAAAATTATATTTGACCAAGTGCATGACCTAGTATTCCATGGTGGTGGTGGATTTCAATATTACGATGTCTATAATATGCCTATTTGGTTAAGAATTTTCCACATTAAGAAGATTAGTGATTATAATAAAAAAGAAAATGAAAAATTAGAAAAAGCTCAAAAGAAACAATCTAACCAAAATCCAACTTTTGGGCCTAATATTAATCCAAATCCATCTTCTACTTATAATTTTAAAAAGTAAGGCAGCAATGCCTTTCTTTTTTTTTATATTTATTACCGTATAATCTAATATTACAATGGTTAAAAAAAGAGATTTAGAAAACGAACAACGACTTATTGGTTTAAGTGCCGAAAGTGCTGAAAAACTAGCAGAAGGTTTTAAAGCATCAGCAGAAGTTTTAAAGGATGTTCTTGAATCTTTACAAGAAGTAACAGAAGAAATAGAAAATAGCAAATCAGAAGCAGACATACTTTTTGATAATGTAAAAGCAGGTGGAAATATAGTAAAAGGATTAACAGATGGTTTAAGTAAAATGGCTAAAAAATTAGATGAATCAGGAACTTTATCTAATTTACTTAAAGGAAATTTTAAAGAAGTATTTAATTTTACTAATATGGCCGCTTTAGGATCAGCAGCTTTTGCAAATACTCTTATCCGGGGAGTTATAGAATTAGATAAATTACAAACAGCTTTTAATAAACAATTTGGATTAACAGATGCAACAGCAAATAGACTTCAACAGCGTTTTGGTGACATAGCAAGAGCATCTGGAAGGACTTCTATAAATTTTCTTGATATTTCTAAAGCTGTTACAGATATATCCACAGCAACAGGAATATTAGCTACAGGATTAAGAGATGATGTTATAGGAGAAGCAGCAGAATTACAAAAACTTTTAGGTTTATCAGCCGATCAAACAGCTAGATTAGCTTTTAATGCACAAGTAACAGGTCAAAATGCAAAAGAACAAACTGAAGCTATAGCTGCAGGAGCACTTGCAGCTGAAAGATCACTAGGAGTAAATCTAGATATAAGTGCAGCATTTAAATCAGCAGCAAGCACAACAGGGTTAATAAGAGCTAATTTAGGTAGAAACCTTGAAACAATAACAAGAACAGTAGCTAAAGCTCAAGCATTTGGTTTAACTCTTGAAGACTTAGCAGGTATTAGTAGTAATTTATTAGATTTTCAATCTTCTATTGAAGCTGAATTAACAGCAGAATTATTTATAGGTAGACAACTTAATTTAGAAAAAGCTAGGTTATTAGCTCTAACAGGAGATTATGAAGGAGTACAAAGTGAAATAGTAAAACAATTAGGAAGTGAATCTGAATTTCTAGCAATGAATGTTTTACAAAAAGAAAAATTTGCCGCCGCTTTAGGAATGAGTGCAGATCAATTATCTAATATGATTTTTAAACAGACTGATTTAAATTCACTAATAGAGCAAGCTGAAGCTAGAGGCCAAACCCAATTAGTAAATCAATTAAAACAACGAGATTTAGCAGCACAATTTAATGATATAGTACAAAAAATTCAATTAGCTTTTATAGATATAGCAGGTGGTCCTATAGGAAATTTAGCTTCAATGTTATCAGAAATAGCTCAAATGTCAGAAGTTGTGTATGGAGCATTTGGTTTAATAGCTGTTTTAAAATTTACTAGTCTTGTAAATTCAATAAGAATGATAGGACTAATGTTTCAAAGAGCAGGATATAAAGCAGCAATATTTGGAGCAATGACAAATCCTCTTAAAGCAGGATTAGGTTTATTAGCTGCAGGTGCAGCAATAGCAGGATTATCAGCTTTATTTTCAAAAGGTGATGCTGAAGCAGCAAAAGTACCAGAAAAAAGTTTTGCTGATTTAGGTGCTGAAGAAATGGTAACTCTTGAAAAAGGTACTGCTAGATTTCATCCTGGTGAATCATTAGTTAGAACAGAAAATTTTGGTAAAATGAATGATACCTTAAATGAAATCAATAATTCAATTAAACAACAAAAACTTTCTTTTGTAGTGGAAACACACCATGCAACAAGATATAGATAAGTTATATTTATAATAAACAATTAATAACTAATAAAATAAAATATTATGGCATTAATAGATAAAAAATCAAGATTTGATAGAAATAATTTAGGTGAAGAAGGAGGTACTGTGGGAACTAACCCACCAATTGACGGACAATTTTTTACAGATGGTGGAACTTCTAATTCTCCCTTTAATTCACCTGACCATATGATAGATTTACTAAATAAATCAGTAACTACTAAAACTGGAAATTATTATAAACCAGTTCCTCATAGTGCTAATTTTCAAGATTTACCTATTGATATGGTTAATTCAGGCCCTACAAAATACGAAGATAATTTACCATCATAAAATATGGCATTACTTGATTTACTTAAAGATCCTGATGCTTATAAATTTAATTCTAAGCAAAGAAATTATTTACCTAATACAACAGGTGGATATGGTCCTTTATTAGGTAGAAGAGTTACATTTGATGTAACAAATGAAAATGCAAACCCCAGTTTTGAACATGGTATAGATCATTTTTCTAGTAATTCAGAAGATATTTTTGCAAGAGGAGGAATGCAAGTAGGAGATGATAGAAGACAATTAGATGCAGATAGAATATCTGAATTTTTTAAAACTCCTATAGGTGAACGATTTATTGCAAAACAAGTTACCCTTCAAACATTAAATAAAACTCCACAATTTTTATATAATTTAGGATTAAATACATTACAGTCAGCAAGACTTGCAGGACTATCTAATGTTCAAAGAGGAGGTATATTATCTGTAGGGGGTTTTGATGTAGCAGAAGCTTTAGGAACACAAGTTGATTATTTATCATTAAAAAAATTTGATAAAGAAGATGTTCAAACAGATGAAAAAGGTAATATTTTACAACAACTTGGTAGTATATTTAAGGGAGGTAAAGGTGGATTACTTAAAGAAAATAATTATAATTTAGGTGATCCTGGAAAAAAAGCATCAATTAATAATTTTAAAGATTTAGTAAAATCAATTAATCCTTTTGCTGCAGATGAAGGATATGATGTTAAAATTAGTTCAAAAATAGATAAATTAAATGCTTTACCTATTATGAAAGACACTGATGACACACCTGCTTTAACTCAAGAATTAGAAAGAGCAGCTAGAGATTTTGTTCCTTTTAGGTTTGAAGTTAGAACATATGATGAAAAACCTAATCATATTATAGCATTTAGGGCTTTTTTAGATAGTTTAGATGATAGCTATAATGCTAGTCATAATGAAATAAAATATAATGGTAGAGGAGAAAAATTTTACACATATGATAGTTTTGATAGAAAAATAAGTTTAGGTTTTAAAATAGCTGCTCAATCAAGACATGAAATGAAACCTTTATATCAAAAATTAAATTACTTAGCAGCACAAACAGCACCCAATTATTCTGAAACATCTGGAAGAATTAGAACTCCTTATACTTATTTAACTTTAGGGAATTGGTTTAATAGATTACCAGGTTTAATAACTCAAGTAGGTTTAAAATGGTCAAAAGAATATCCATGGGAAATAGCGTTAGATAAAAATAATGGTGAAGGTAAAGATAAAGACATGTTTATTTTACCACATGTACTAGATGTTAGTGTTAGTTTCCAACCAATCCACACATTTACTCCACGTAATTCTATATCTGCTCCATTCTTAGGAATAGATGGAGGAGCTGGTGATCCTTTGAATTGGATAGAAGAGGCATCTAATAAAGTACCATCAATAAACGATGCAGAAGAATCAAATAAATTTTTAGATAAATTAGCTAAAGGTATAGGTAACCTTAGACAAGATTAATATAAACTATGGCGAATAGATTAGACAATATAAAATTAAAATTAACATCTGAAAGAAAAAGATATTATAAATCTTTAAGATATCCCGAAATTCCTTTATCAATAAATGACACATATGTAATAACAACTGTTGGTGATAGACTTGACTCTATAGCTTATCAGTTTTACAATGATGTAAGATTATGGTGGGTAATAGCTACAGCTAACCCCAATAAAATTAGAAGAGATAGCTATAATTTAAAACCTAATTTAGAAATTAGAATACCTAGTAATATTAGAGCAATAGTAAAATCTTTTGAAGAACTAAATCGATAAGTTATGTCTACAATTAAAGGAATATTTGAACCTTTTAACAAATATGTTACAGATCAATTAAAATTAAGAAGAGAAATACTTGTTAATCAAAGGGAGATTATTGATAAAAATTCTACTCAAGAAAAAACTCCAATACCTGCAACTAAATTAAATCTTTCAATTGATTATATTAAAAAAAATTTTACAGGAGGACTACTATTGGAGGATGTAGTTATAACAGACGATAGAGAACCATTTAATCTTGCTCAACGTCACGAACTTTTTTATACTTACACAACTGAAAAACAATGCACTATAAGAATGGCTTCAGGAGTAAATGTAAAAAAAGAAAATAATATTTTAAGAGAAGGATATGAAAAAAATAACCTAACTGGAAATGGTTTAGCAAGACAATATATATTAGAAGGAGGAACTCAATTTTATGGTAAAAAAGGAGAATTTGGAGGAACTAGAGAAGGATTCCCAGAGGGTATTGAAGATCCTAGTAAAGGTTATTCTTATGGAGATAGTAATATTAGAGCAAATGCTCAAGATGGTTTTGGTGATGTACCCATGCCAGGTATTATAGATGCTGAAGTAGACACTAAATCAGAGGATGGTTCTCTTAGAGAAGCTCGAATTAGTTTTATTTGTTATAATAAAGCACAACTAGAAGTACTTGAATTATTATATATGAGACCAGGTTATCCTATTTTATTAGAATGGGGTTGGGTTCCTTATATAAATAATTCTCTAGAAGTTGAACAAAATAGTTTTTCTATGTTAACTGAATTCTTTGATCAAAATTCAAATTTAAATACTATAAATAGTAAAATTAGAGAACAAAAGATAAAATCAGGAGGAAATTATGATGGTTTTGTAGGATTTTGTAAAAATTTTGCATTTAAAGCAAGAGAAGATGGAGGTTATGATTGTACAACAGAAATAATAGCTCATGGTGAAATATTAGAATCACTAAAAGCTGCTACATTTAGTGTTCCTAAATTACAAACTGGTCAAGATTTTAAAGCACTTAATCTAGGAACAGAAGAAGAAAGTAAATATGTAAGAATAGAAAATGAAATAGAAGTTGTAGATAAACTTTTATATCATTTAAGATCTATAAAATCAAATCTTGATAAAGCAGGATATAAGGCTGCTTTAACTTATGTAGGTACTCAATTTGAAAAGCATGACGGTATAGGTCAAACAATAATATATAATCTAGCAGCAGTACCCGAAACTAAAAATGGTAAATCAAAAGAAGAAGTAATCAGAATATATTCAGAAATGGAGGGATGTATAATTACGGAAAATAAAAAATTTGCTATTTGTGATGGTAAATATGCTCTAGAAATGAATAATGTTATACCTGTAGATAGAGAAGATTCTCTATTTAGAGAAGCTAGTATTTTTTATAAATGGGATGAATATGATGAAACAGGTTTATATGCTAGTGGCGTAGAAGGTGTTATGCAAAACTTAGAACTTACAGGTAACGAAGTGGCTTTTGCACGAAGACAGTATGCATATTATGAAGATACTGAGGGTAAAATAATACCTATTAATGATCTTAATCAACAATATTTAGCTTATGAAGAGGCTTTTGATGATATTAAAAAATTAGTATCTGATGTAGCAAAAGTTCCTATAAGTAAATTAGACGAGCAACTTCAAGCATATGAACAAATTCCTAGGAAAAGTTTGTTAGGGCCCCAAGGTGGAAACACGTTTTATGATCGAACTAAATATGACGCTGCTAAACATAGAGAAACTATGAGAGACCTTGAAGACGCAGGAGTATCATCTATATTTGAAGGCACTATATTAAAAGAATTTTCATCAGTAAATGAATCAAGTGAAGATTCAGGTTTTAGAAAAAAAATATTTGTTAGATGGGATTTAATATGTCAGATTATGAATAGACTTGTTATTCCTGAATACAAAGATGGGTCTCCTTTAACAGAATTAACTTATTTAACTAAAAATTCACCTACATATTCAAAAAAAGAATCAAAAAATAAAATTACTAGAAAAGATTCAAAAGGTAACACAATAAAATCTTATTATTTAACATATGCTGTAGATGATACTAGTGTACAATTTCCTTTTGATGACTTAGGTTTTAATGATGTATTTCTTAGAGCTTTAGAAAAATATGAAAAACAATCAAAGGGAAATACAGCAGTTGTTTCAGAAATAGCTGATTTATTAGGTGATGAAAATTATGACTTATTTAAAGAAACATATGGAGAAAGTTCTGAAATAAATTTTACAAATAGAACAATAAATTTTCCTCCTATATTAGGTAGAAGCTTTGATAGAAATGTATGCTTAATGCCTCATCAAATCCCCCAAATGACAGAAGCACAAGATAATGTTTTTGATAAAAATTATCTTACACATAAAAATTTTACTTCTTATACAAATGTATATGCACAATCTAATGCCATAGGACATGTTTATTTTAATTTAGATTATATAATTAATCAATACGAACAATTAGCCCTAGAAGAATTCAAAACTACAGATTCTTTAGGTGAAGAAAGAACTAAAAGAAGATTAAAAAAATCATTTAGTTTACATGATTGGATAACCACTATTTGGAATGGAGTAAATGATGCTTGTGGAGGATATTATGATTTTGGATTACATACAGAACATGAAAGACCTAATGTTGCTAGAATTATAGATTTTACTATGAGTGGAAATTCAAGTGATATTCCAAATTTTCAAGACAGAATGTTTACATTTGATCCTCAAAGCCTAAATTCAGTAGCAAGAGATTCTTATTTTCAATCTAAACTAGATAATGATTTTGCTTCTGTAGTATCTATAGCAGCTCAAGCTCCTAATGATATAAATTCTTTAGAAGCAGTTTCATTTAAAGCTTTTCATAAAGGAATAGAAAATCGATTTACTGATGAAAGTAAAAAAGATAAAAGAGATCTTGAAACAATTGAACAATCTTTAGAAAGATATTTAGATGACTATATAAATTATGAAAATAATATGAAAAGTCTTATTGTTTATATAAATAGACAAAATGTATCTAATTATGAATCTCAATTAATAGGATCAGGAACAGATCAATATCTTCAAACCCCCATATCTCCAGACACTGCAAAATCTTTAGCTAATTCTTTAATAGAACAAAGATATTCCCTATTAACCCGATATCCTGAAAAAGATGAAAATGGTAATCTTTACGATGGGTCTGAGGCAGTAAATGGTAAATATACAGGGCAATATCGAGATGATACAGATAAAATTAAAGGATCTACAACTTTTAGTAGAAATGCTATAATACCCTTAACTACTAATATGACTTTAGATGGTATTGCAGGTATAACCCCTCTTAATATTTTTAAAATTAATGTTGATAAATTACCTAATGGTTATCAAGATCCTAACATAGTATTTGTAGTTAAAAAAGAAACTCATAAAATAACATCAGGACAAGATTGGACAACAGATATTAGTGGTCAATTGACGTTTTTAAATGATAATCCTGGTAAAGGATCTAATCCTACATTAAAATTAAAAATAAGATCCAAAAAAGAAATAGAAGCTAATGATCTTGATCGTCAAATAGCAGGTCAATATAAAAGTTTTACTCAAGAAGTAGTAGACGCAATACATGATGCGGCAGAAAAATATAATATAGATAAAGTTTTAGCTTTTACAATTGCTGACATTGAATCTGGTGGTAATCCTAATGCTAAAAATCCAGATTCATCAGCATCAGGATTATTTCAAATAATGCCAAATCTTTTTAAGGATTATGGTGTTACTGCACAAAATGTTTTTGATCCTGTAAAAAATGCAGATGCAGTATTAAGTAGATTAGGGGATAAAGTTAAAGAATTAAAGAAAAAAGTAGGTTATGATCCAGAACCTTATGAAATATATGGCATTCATAATCAAGGGAGAGCAGGATTTACGACTATTATAACAGCATGTAATGATTTTAATAGTATGCCAAATCCAATATTACAACTGGTAGAAGCAGCGAAAAAATTAGGATATACAAGAGATATTACTACAAAACAATTCGCAAGTATTAATGCGGATCCAAAAATAGATCAAAATCATTTACTAGAACTTACTCAGCCTTCAAGTGGTTATTCGTTTGAGATTGGAGATAAAGTAAAAACATCTGAAGAATTTGGTTTAAAAATATATTGGAATATGACTAAAAATAAGGGCCAAACACCCTGTGAATTTATAGATTTTTGGAAGAAAAAATATAAAGAAAGAGAACAAAAAATAATAGATAATAAAGATAAATTAGCACTAACAGATGTTGCCTAGATCTCAAATAAAAATAAAATTTACTAATGGAAAAGAACTCCAAGATCTTGATAATAATCCATATACAGGATATTACATAGAAAGTAATAAAGGAGAACTTTTTGCAGGAACAGATAATATAACATTAGGTCCCCCTCTTATTCCTTTAGGAAATTCTATACAAAAAAATCCTAATCCTAGTTTAAATGTTAGAAAATATAATTTATTTAAAAATCAAGTAAAAAATTTTTTAGATAATACAATCCCCATCCCCGTAATGAAAAAATTTCCATCAGATATGAATTATACAGATGGTTTTTTTATTAGATATTTTGCAAAAAGAATAAATACTTCAGCATATCAAGAAATAGATAAAGAAGTATATAGTAGTATAAGAAATAAAGAATCTAAATATGACTATTATTTGTATGAAGTAGGAAATATTAGATGGTTTTTAACAGGGAATGTTTATAAAACTAATGCAATTAGTTTAAAT